ACGCTGAACGCATAGTGGCTACTTCTTCTCCAAGCAGTTTCAACAGGGCTACCGTCACCAAATACAAAATCTGTTTGAGAATGAGCTGTTATTGTTCCAGAAATAAATCCAGATACCAACGGATTAACCAAGTTACCGGTAGCATCTACAGGTAAATGTTTTAATAAAAACGGTTTAATATATTTTTTTGTCTGAACTGCTGGTGCATCTGGGTTTCGTATAAAGCCTTCGGATATGTCTTTCCACATCACAAGATTATCGCTGGTATACGGTGCTGGGCCGTATAATGTTTTCCACCATAACGGTTCAATACTAAATCCTAACATTTCCCACGGGCAAATATTTGGTCGGTCTGTATCATAAATCCACTGATAAATTCCGCGCCAGTATCCTGGAGTTTCTTGACCATCAGGAGTGCTAAAGGAATTATATTTAAAAGTAAAAGGATTATTTCTGTCAAAACTTAACGGTTTTGTAAAATCTCTATCAACTAACGAAGCCCATTGATAAAACGAAGGAGCTAGTACTTGATCAAATTCTTTTCTAGAATAATCTCCAGGTCTATTATAACTAGGTACTAGTTCTGCAATATCAAAAATTTCTGTATTGTATTCTACTTTGATATTGTTAAAAATTCTTTTTTCTAATTCAAGGATAATTGCATCTCGATAGTCGGCAACACCGCTTGCGCCGTATGTACCGTATGCAAGTACATGACTACCATCGTGTCCTTGTATCATCCAACGTGGAGTAACCAATGTTGTATCTAAATAAAGCATTGGTTTGTATTTTGGCCACATGCCTAATTTAGTTGGTGTTTCTGGAATGAATGAGCCGTCTGTGCTGTCATATTCAACAATAGATATTGTATCGTTTTCAACTAGAGTATGGTTGATAACAACAAATCCTTGCTCATTAAAATAATAATCTGCTTGATAAATTAATTGTAAATCGTTAACATAGACAATAACAGCTTTATTGGATAAAGTATCTAATGTAAAGTTTGTTTTCAACGGATATGTTTTTATTCGAGGATCAACAACTGTGATATTTGTTTTTACGCCGGCACGATACGGCACCATATCACTAAAATAATATGGATCTGTTTTAGATTTATCTTTGTTAATTTGTTCCAGTATTAAATCAACTTGTTTAGACGGAGTAGTTTCAATTCCTAAATTTAATGCTACTGCTAAGAAATTCTTTTTAAATTGAATATACTTGTCTCTGCTTTCTTGTATTGCTCGGATCACATTGTTGGTTTCAGTTGTAATGTGATATAAAGAAATACTTGAAGGGCTACTGTGTTGTACAAACTTAGTACCGTACGGTGTTATATTACCCAAATCTCGTAAATTACTTGCGCCTGGGAAGGTTCCAATAAAAGTAAGAGTTTTTGTAAAATCAGACTTTATATCATAATTATTTCCTTCTATGTTGCCAGCATCGGCTGCATAGATATTATCAACAATGCTGTCTACATGATCAATTACTTCACCCAGCGTTAATGTTGTTAATCCGCTGTTCAAAGGATTGTGTTGTAAATTTAATGGAATTTCATAAAATCCATTAGAATTTATTGGCTGTGAGGCGTATGTTTTTATTGTTAATACATCAGTTTTTAAAATATCTGCTTTTAATTTAATTGTTTTGTAGTCTGGGGCATCAACTACCGACCAATGATCAGTTGCTAAACGTTTACCATTAATGTATACACGAACTACTAAATCTTTAAGATCTGAAATATTATCAAAGATATCTAATTTAAAATTATTAGTTTTGTTTGAATTTTTGTAAATTCGTATACCAGCTTGAGTATTTGGTGCTGTACAAGTTTCCCATGCATTTTTGTAAATTGTATTTCCTGCATAATCTTTTGTACTGAGATACCCCGTATTAACAGGAACAGTTATAATATTAACAGATTCTCTATAAGAAAATACGTCTGTATCAAAATTGAAATCAAAAACAATATCTCCTATATTTTCTATATTTCTGTAAGAAAGCGCAAATCCAAGATTTGAGTCGCTTATTCCTGTTGGATTAACCCTATAAGAAAATAAGTAAGTTCCTTTAAAAGTAGTTCCATCATACTTGTCTATATCGCTAAAACTAGTTCCAGTTGCATCAACTACATCAAACAACGGAAACTGGTTGGTATTAGTTTTTTGCTGTGCTGAAATCCATGTGGTACCAGTGAACCAATACATTAATCCTTGATTTGCAACTCCTTGTTTTACTAGTACTACTTCATTATCAGATGGGGAGTGCAGTTCAACTAAATGAATTTGGCGTGAATTAGCAGATAGATGCTTAACATCTATAAACTCTACTTTAAAAATTTTATTTTTAACTAATCTATCTGTATCCGATAAAAATAATATTTTTTGTCCTTCAGATAAACTGATTCCATCAATGCTATATCCTAGACTGCCTTCAATGGTTGAAAATGCATCTGTTGTGAACGAATCAACTAAGTCAATATCAAAAATTGCATCTGTACCAAAATTAAATAATTTTAAATCTGCATTGAATTCAATAATAGGACGTACTGCTCTAAGGCTTTGATCCAAAGATGCTATCGTTTTATTAAATGATGCGCTGGCATTTATTACATCTTTATGAAACCATCGGTTATATCGAGACCAAGGGTTATGATCTCGACTTGCTCTATTAATAACCATATAGTCTAATGTTTTTGCAAAGCCGGTAGAATCGCTAAACGCATCTATATCAAAGGGGTTAGAATCAAATAACAATGTTTCAGATTCTGTATAAGTTGTTGAGATTTCTAAAATTGATTTTTCAATCAATTGAATAGCAGTGCCTACTCCTTCAACATAGTATTCACCCGTTGCATATTCCGCGGGAGAAACTTGTCCGCCAAACGATACCTTCATGCCATTACTCAATGCAGTACCATCACTTAGTGTATAGTTAACTTTACCTAAAATTTCTGATTCAATGTTAATGGATGAATTTTCATCTATATTGTATATTTCAAAGAGTCCGCCTAAATTTACATCAGTCTCGCTTTGATAATATAAAACATTTGGAGAGTTTACAGGAATAGTCATTGTGATTACTCCACTTTCAACCCCATAAGAGTCTATCCCTGGTATTTCATACCTATCGTCGATACCGATTGATCTTGCAGTTTTTATGCTGATTGGATTGCTTGGACTAGATATAATAAATTTATAAGTTTGCCCTCTGTATAATTTAATCACAGGGTTTGGAGTTAACCCGTCGGGAGTAAACACATACTGATTGTTTTGTCCTTGATATTCAAGGGCAATTTTATAAGTACTCTGTGCTGTAAGTTGTTGACCAAATATTTTAATAGTCTCAGGGCCGTACGATAACCAGTAGTAATTTTGAAAATTAACAAACTTATCCCAATCAATATGAGGATTCCAAGAATAAAATTCTTGTTTATTAAGCCTATCATGATTGGATACGTTGGCTCCAAATACACTCAGTTGGTTTATGTAATCAATGTAGTCTTTAAAGAAAGTATTATTACCTAATGTATCCTGTACAGTTAATGCTGGCTCCAATTGGTAATTCTGACGAATTAAATTTGGAGCTTCGATGAATAAATCTGTACCTGAAGTTGATTTTGAATACGGTCTGCCAACAAATCCGTTAACTTTTTTAACCGTGCCAGGTGCTACCAGCTGATCTACTGTTGCTTGTAAAAATCGTTTATTAGCATCTGTTTTAAAAAAGTTAGGTATTAAATTTACACTAAGTCCTTTAGACCCTGATGGATTTGTAAAATCAGTCATTAGATATTTCCGTATGTTGAGCTAGTTGTGTTTTGTGATGATACTGCGCTGAGTGCTTGTCCAGTCACTGATTTAATATTGCCTGAAGTTATTCCGGTAATTATTTCAATATCATCTACCGTTGCACTACTGATAAAAATCTGATCACTTGGGCATTTTATTTCAAATAAACTACCAAAGTAAGATCCGTCTTGTCTTGGCACAATAATAAAATTAGTAATATCAGGAGCAAGCTGTGTCATTACATAAGTTGATAATTCTGTAAAATAAAATATATCTCCAAAATTCCAATTATCTAATGTGAAAAATTGGTTGATTGCAGTTATTGCCCTTGATTTGATATCGTTTTCTGAAACTACTGAATTTAAACTTTTGGTTATTTTAAAACTGGCTTGCAAATCAATTGTTGCCGAAGCTCCAAATAACAATTTATATGTAACTGGGTGGTACACAATTTCATCGCTGATTGATTTGATTAAATTCAATTTTGGAGCAATTAAATTGTACAATTCAGCTGAACTTGGAGGTAACGGCTTAACCACCGTTGAGCCATCTAACCACTGACGGAATAGTGTGTCGTAACTCTTGGTTAATACGTAAATATCCATGATGTTGCTTGCACCTGGATCTATTCTAGATTCGTAATCGGCTCTATGAATGTACTGAAATTTTAAATTATCTCTGCCAACATATACTTTGTAATCCAATGTTGGCACCAATAAAGATTTTGTTAAATTTAATTTTTTAACTACTCCAGTATCTGAGAAGTAAAAATACTGTCCGTCTTTATATTGAGATAACGATCCAATACTGCTTTGAGTTGCAAAAAATAATACTTTGTTATCAGAATTACTTCTATAACGATAATCATTTTGTCCAGCTGAGATAGCGTATTTTTCTTGTACTATAAAAGAATTTTGAATATTCTGGTAATCAACAATATCAAGGAACAATTGAGGATTATCAACTATGGCGTTGTTATCTGAATCTTGGAACGATACCACTATTTTTTTATTGTCAATGTAACCGTCTAATCCGTTAAATGATGCTACAATATCCCATTTTAAATCCTGTGTAAAAGGCTTGCCAGATGATCCAGGTTTTGTGTTTATACTTAAAATATTAATTAAATCTTTCACAACTGAATTAGAAGTGCTGTCATAAACTGCTGTATTATCTTCAAAGAAAAATCTTATTTCGTCATCACTTTCAAATACATATCGCAACAATCTAGTTGTAATTGTATAAAAATCGTTATCAGTAGTAAACAATAATATCCAACTTGAATCGTTCTTTAAATTAGATAAACTGCCTTGATTAGACAAGCTAAAACCAGATGTTGCATCCAAATTAGTTTCAAAGATAATTTTCCAGCTCTGATCAGTTGCATCATAGCGCAGTCCAAATGGTCTGTTACTGTATATTAAATCTATCATTTGTGTTATTACTGAGCTGGGAATTGATAATGATAGTTTAGGAATAATTTGTGTTATCTGCGCAGTTGAGGGAATCACTTGATTTAAAGTAATAGGCCCAAGACCGCTGGAAAGAATTCCTGTTCCAGCGGCAGTGCCGTTTGCGTTAACAGATACCACTTGTGCCCATATATAACTTGAGCGGCCAGACAATGTGGCATCTCCAACTTTTAATGCGTTTGACTTATTGAGGTCAAAATAGTAACCAGTCGGTGCTGTAAATTTTACCAAAGCATTGGCTGTTAAATATTTTAAATCTGTTGCTGTATAAGAGCCTACCGGATAAGGTCTGGTGTCGTTTAATTCTCCAACATAACCAGTACTAGAAGTTGTATCAGATGTTTTGTTATACCATACAATGTTTAAACTTGTAGATAAAAAGTTAATAAAGTTTGAGTAATAAAAATTTCTCAAATCTTCATTTTTGATGATATCAACGATTTGATTATAAATTATTCCTTCAATATCTACCTTAGTGGTATATTTAAATTTGATAGGCAGTGTGTATGATTCTTGGAATATAACCCCGTCATTTCCAAATAAATTAGTACTACTGTATTTCCCAGTAGGATCTTTAAGATCAAAATATCTACTAATACCGCTAGATGTTCTATTAACTGATTTTATTTTAGCAACTTGTTGATTAGCTGACAGCGGACTAATGTTATAGTCTTCGGCTGTTATCATTCTGTTTTGTGTATAGTAAGTGGCTGATGCATTTGCTTTAATATATGCATTAGTTTCGCTGGCTGCGGCATTGGAGACAGTGCTTACTAAACTTAATGTAACTGTTAGCGTTTCATTTTGTCCTTTGCGAGAAGTATATGGAATAGATATAGAAATATTTCTAACATCTGCAGGATTTATAATATAAGAAAGTCCGTTACTAATTCGATAGTAAGTTCTAAAATCTCCAAGAGGCAATGTGCCAAATGTACCATCACTAAATGCTAAACTAACAGCATCTCCTGTTCTAGTAACTACAGCATATATATTTTTTATACTTTTATTAAGACTATTATAAATGACATTGTTACCAGTTAGCTCTGGAATTTTAGTCCATAATTCTGATTCTGCACCATTCTGATCTAATCTATAAAGCCACACATCTGTGTTATTAATATTTTGTGTTGCAATATCTATACTTTCATTTGTACTAGGTTGGCTAATAGTAAATGCTCCTGCATTTAACGTGCCCTGTGTAAAATTGAAAAAGAATCCAGTGTTAATACTGGCGGCGCCATGGCCGTCGTCTCTATAAACACAAGCAGGACTGTTACCTACTTTTGGAGCTTCTTCATAGATATAATCTTCGCCTGTGAATGTGGTGCTGGTAATTTCAAAATTCATAGATTTACCTGCTATTGATTTTGAAAAAGCATACACTGGCACATCGGTGTTGGATCCTTGAAATCTATATTGACTTGTTGGAATGCCGTAGATATCTGCTTTGGATGCAGGGTTTCCAAATTGTTGTGTGGCAGGCATGGCAGCATTCATCACTTTGGTAAACTGATCTAACCAGTTGGCATTTGATGGGTCGTTCCATGTGATAACTTGACCTGCTAAGTTTCTTCCGTTGCTATCTACTACAGTTTCAGTTGTTCGCACTGTAGTAAATTTTAATAAACCTTTGGCTGGAATATTACGCTTGGCATTGTAGCTGATTAATCGTGCTAAACGTAGTACACTGTCACGGCGTTCTGCCAGCTCTAAAAAGTTTTCGCGAGCATTTAAATCTACACGGAACGCAATGCTTTGTCCAAGGAAAGCAATAAGATCCACTAGAGCAAGATACTCGCTGGATTCAATATAATCGTTAAAATCTTCAGGGTAATTTGTTCGAAGATAAGTGATCATGGTCCTGCGAAGATTTTCAAAGTCATAGCTTTGGAAATCTGCATTTTTAAAAGACTGATAGATCTTTTTCCAATCTTCAGTAATCAGCAAGTTATTTTGTCTATCAATGGAGCTCATATTTTATCCTAGTATTGTATTTATTTTCAAAGATTAACTGCGTATTTTACTGCATTAGTAGACCGTTAGCTTGATCAAATCGTAACTGTAAAGTTTGCGAAATATTATAAGGTAAAAATATCAAGGTGCATTGTACCTGTATGCCCTGATCATACGCTGTCACTGTAACGTTTTCTGCCTTTACTCGCGGATCATAATTGACTATTTGATTGATATTTTCTAACACTAGATTTTTTATTTCTGGTGTTAATGGTTCAAACAGCAAGTCCCAAATAATTGTTCCAAAATCTGGTTGCATCAATCTCTCACCCTGACGTGTGTAAAAATGATTAAACAAATCTTGTTTGATTAACTCAAAGTCGTAAAGATTATAGTTTTCTGTATTAGTGTTAACTGTACTAAATCCTTTGTATTTTTTTTCTCCAAGATTATCAGGTTGACTCGCCGCGGGCAGAGTTATTTTTTTATATAATTTTGCATTTGAACTCATTGTTGTTGCTCCTCTGGTGGTGCTTCTGGCGGAATTATTTTAAATGTATCGTTAGTCGTTGAATATGTTTTCCAAGCTGTTGGAACTTCTATAGCGGTTACTGCTTCTCTGTCCGTTGCGTCTGGCTTAAACTTAGAACCATCTAAATTCTCATGATGTGGATATGGTTCAGTAGTAGGAACACGGGCCATGATACTAGTAATAGTGTCGCCTTCTATTTCTGTAGGATTGTCAATTGTTTCTAAAGGTTCTGGCACTGTTGCGGCAGTAGCTGATCCAGCCGATGCGGCCGATGGACCGTTAAGATTAATATTTCCACCAGATATTGTAGTGTTAGCGGCGGCGATTTCCATATTTCCACCAGATGTTAATTTGTTAGAGTCACTTGTGTTCAAATCAAATCCTGCTCCAACAGTTATATTGGTCTGCTCACCAATAGTAACATCCCATGTTGCTTCAAATGATTGGGTGTGGGCTCCGGTGATTGTTTCGTCCTGTGTACCGTCAACTTTTATGGCAACATTTCCATTTACAATACAAATTTTATCTTTCCCCACTTCCGTTTGATGGCGCTCCGCAACTTTTAGATTAAAGTTGCGGCCTGCTTCCATATTGATGTCTCTATCAGCATAAAAATTTAAATCGTTTTCTGTTCTTACACTTATACTATCTTTTGCATAAACATCTATCTTACCGTCACTGGTCAATTCAATCCATGCTGTTCCTCTAGCATTGGTAATATAAATTAAATCTTCACTGTTGTGCAACAGTATCTGATGTCCGGTCCTAGTTCTAATACGAATTAATTCGTTGTGTGGAATTTCTACATCACCATCAGTATCGCCATCTTCTAAAGATGCATATTCTGGAGGGCCTTCGCTTGCTGGTTTCTTTCGCAAAAATCTAGAATCGCCGTCGTCCATTACCCAAGTGCTGCCGCCAAGTCTACCAACAAATGCATTGTCAATTTTCCATTCTTTTTTTCCAATGCGGCCGCGGGGAGCACCATCTCGTTTATCAACTGGCCCCGGTGTGCTGATACCAAACACCATACTTGGAACTTCTCGTCTGGCACTGCTGGTTGTGATACCTCTAATGTCATCAAACAACAATCCTTGACGATCCAAAGCGTCTGCCAACGGATGTTTAGGTTTAAGTAATTGTGTAACGTCGGGGTCTTTTAAATCATTTACTTTCTTATTGTATTCTGCTACTGGAACTCTGCCATAATTACCTGCATTATCAGACTCTACATCTTCAACAACTTTTTGTGTTGCCGCAAGACCAGGCACCATAAAATTCATGCCCTCATCTTGTACACAACCAATCCAGTAACCACGACGAGCATCGCCGTCAATGAAAATTACCACAACCGTGGTACCTACATCAGGAGGTACTGCCCACCAGCCATAACTTTTTTGTGTGCTACTATAGTCATCGTTTTCGCCAAGATGACTTGCTGAAGTAACTCCGTAAAATGGACTCATATATTTTACTTGATGAATTGAAGTTTCGTCGCTGGTGTTGCCTGTTGGTCTTAACAACTCCACTTCAATAGTGCCCATGTATGTGGGGTCTTGGTGACC